GGCCTAAAGCCTCTAGGTATTCCTCGTCTGTGGGCATAACGACAACTTCACTCTGGGTTTCAATCCAAACATGTGCTCCACAAGACAGGGGTTTATCGGGAGAGTAGACAATCTTGCTGGGGCCTAAGACGCTCACCTCATGGGCGTACCTGTTGTCCTTGTAAGTTTTCACAGTCAAGACGGGCTCATTCTCGCCGTTCTTCCTGTTGGACTTTATAACGTGCTGGTTCACATGGATGATTGTTTTCATGAGAGGCTTCTAAACTTTACATGGCTAGGACGGATAGACCGAGCACTACCCGCCAGCTTCTTACACGCCCCCATCTCCACAAGCTTCTTCATAGTCCTGTGAACATTACCTCTACCCCTATCCCCCGTCATAAACATAACGTCATCAATAGTCGGGCCGTAGCCGAACTTCTTCCACCATTCGTCTATAACCAAATATATAGTTCTCTGTTTCTCAGTCATATCATTCACTTGTAATACTTTTAGGGTGGAACAAGTTCCAATTTCAATGTTTCCAAACAATCACGGGCGTCTTCTCACCCATGTAAGCACCTTCGATATTGAACTCAATGTACTCAATAGCCTCAGACATCTCCATACCGTCGCGCTCCATAAGGATCTCAACTATCTCATCGCCGCTATAGACAAGCACATCCACCCTAGTGCTATCTCTCCATATACAGGATGTACCAATAGCAGCACTATCAAAGCCATCAATCTTCAGTAGATCAGAATCCAACTCATCAAAATCAATCATGTGTTTCTCCAAAAATATACCCCCCACCCCTATCGTTTCAAAAAACATAAGGGGGCCTAACTCATATCCTCAAACTTCTCTGTAGTCTGCCCAATCTCAGAGGCATCCCCCCTGAAACTTTTTTCTGAAAATTTTTGAATATCTGCTGATCGATTGTCCATAACAGTATGTGAACCCGACACCCACGCGAGCCCGTCAGAATGGTCGCCCGCCCCCTCGGTGGGGTCGCTGGGATCGCTAATCGTAGAGGCTGGAGCTGGCGCTAGTTCCGCTAGCAAAGACTGCGCGCTGTCGTCTTCCACTAGTTTAGAGTCCACATCGATAGCTGTTCCAAGTGTTGCCAGTAACCGCGCTCTGATATCTGTACTGCGATTAACTGTCGTGATCTCTTTGCGCTCCACGAATGCTCCAACCTCGTACAACTGTCCAAGTAGGCGTAAGCACTGTACTCTTGCGCTAGGTGGGAAGTCATCGTCCAAGCTGTGTTGCACCAGCTGTTGGACAAGCAATGCCTTCAATTGAGTAGGAGTTCTATGTTTCTCCGCCTCTATTGCCAGCTTATACGCCTCGACCTCCGTTTGTATTCGGGTATCACGGCTCAGGCGACTTGCATTATCCCCTTGGGTCTTCTTACTTGCCTTAGTGTTATAGCTTTCTCTGTAGCTTTGTGCCTTAGTCTTACCTAGTGCGAGATTGCGGGCGAATTCCCTTTGTTTACTTGTGAGATTGGCTTTCTTGTTAGCTCCACTACTTAGTAGTGTCTCTATCGGGATCTGCTCTAACCCTTCTTTAATCTGCGCGCGCGTTAGCTTTTGTGGCATTGTGTTTCCATAGGTATATCTTGGGAATAACCCCGAGCATATCCAAACGCGGGCTGGAATGCAAAGCACCCTTACTTTCGCCAGCTGTCTCAGTCTATGTATATGTAACTGGAGTAACCACATGATCTATATCCTTATCCCTCTATTCATATCCTTTGTGCTCTGCATGGCTGGGTTAGCCTTCATGCCTGAGAGAGATACCGCGCGACAAACACGCGCTCAGGCTGAGTTAAACGCGCTCAAGCTCGAGAGAGACGCGCTCGCTCGCACTCTGTAACTGCAAACCCGAGCATTACAAAAAGCGCTGCAAACTGGAACAAGTTCCACCCCAAAAGTATTACAGGGTTTGTCCCTATGAAAATAATGCTTGACAAACCATATACATACCATACATGATAGAGGTGTTAGTCATGTGTTGTGGCTAACCAAACCTACCTTAAAGGAGTCTAGATGTATACCGCTCAGTCCAATAGAAATGGCAATGTCATTGTCTGTAAAGATGAGACGCCACGCCAGTCTTACGAGATCATTCACACAGGCACTTACCAAGAATGCCTTGAGATCAAAGTGCGCTACATGGCACACATTGAGTCTGCTAAAGCTCTTGTTGCAATGCACTTTGGGAGCTACCACGCATGATCACGATCACTATCAAAACCGACAACGACGCATTTCAAGACAACCTATGCGCTGAGGTGGCATACATTCTCGAGTCCATGGCCACTAACCTATTGGAAGAGGGTGGCATAGCACTCAATCGCTCTATCTACGATAGCAACGGCAACAAAGTAGGCGCGATCAAGCGCACAGGGGAATAACATGATCACACGCAAGCTCACTTTCCACGCTGATCCATCGCATGGCTGGTTAGAAGTCCCCGCGACTGATATCCACGCCTTGCACATTATCCCCAGCGAGTATTCATACAGGCATGGCGACAAAGTCTTTCTCGAAGAAGACTGCGACGCTACTGCTTATCTCGAATCCGCTAGAGACGCGGGCTGGATCATCAACATCACAGAGAAGTACACCAACACCGACTCTGTTGTGCGCTCTTACAAACGCGTAACAAAGGGAATGTTTTGGGAGCTCAACTGGAATACACACAGACTGGAGGCATCGAATGAAAGCTCTATCTGATCGCTACATGGTTGTCACTAAATCGATAACCCTTCACCTGACACCAAGTGCATGGCACTTGTACACGAATATGAAGTTCGTCGAGCTGGTAGCTGACTACCTACACAAACACATCGCTGACGCATTCACTCAATGCGACTCAATCGAAGAGGCACTCACACAGGCGGAACTAGTTCTCGAGAATGTCTCCGACTTTGGGGCATACGACACCGAACCGCGCGAAGTCTTGCATTTATTGGCCAACAAATTCTACGGAGACAAATCATGATCATCACAGGTAAAGACAACATCGAGCTGTTTAGGCTGATGACATTGCGCCAAGGCCTCAAGCTCGAGCTCCATGGCATCAAAGTATCGCGAGGTGTATCAATACTCAAGATTCTTAAAAAGATGGGATACACAGGCACACGCCAACAAATCCTTGCCCAGCTGGACGAGATCCACGCGCAAATCCACAGGACAACTGAAGAGGCTTGATTAGCCGAAACCGCAGAGATGCGGTCTTGTTCAACAACTGGAGTATTTGAAATGAAAAATCCCGCGTATTGGATTCTTAACGCTGTCGTTATGAATGCTTTCCTGATGCTTGGCTGGTCTGGTGATGGTGGCTTACATCATTGCGCGCTGGTGGCTGGTGGCATCGTCGCTGGTCACTTGCTGACTGAGATGCTTAACTACACCGAAGAGGTACAAGAATGATCTACACCGAGCACGACTACTTCCAAGCTGGCTACAAGTATGAGCGCGGGCATTCAACCATTGTGTTCACGATCCGTTCCATGCTGGAAAAAGAAAAACCGCACGACCGCACAGAGGCACGACGCCTGATTACAGCTGGACGCGCTGAAGCCCTCCTCACACCCATTTTTAAGAAAGTAGCTTAACCATGCCAACCAAACAAGAAATCCACGAATTTTTACTCGAGCTCCGCGACTCAGGCGAGATCAATATGTTCGGAGCTGGTTCGTACCTACAGGAAGAATTTGGCATGACGCGCTACGAAGCAAAAGACGCGCTACTCGAGTGGATGCAATCATTCAGGACGCCAGCCTGATGCGAGTGATCTCGATCAAGACCGCTCAGGCGGTCTGTGGTTCGCTCACACAAACGAGCAAGATGCCATGCAAGTCTTACAGCCTCCCAACCGAGGCCTGTAAGACGGGCTACAAAATGTCTCAACAAGCTGGTTCAGTCTGCGCCAGCTGTTATGCCGACAAAGGCCTGTATGCGCTTTACGCTAACCGCGTAAAACCCGCTCAGTTCGCTCGGCTCGACTCACTCAGCGATCCCAGCTGGGTTGACGCAATCGTTAGCTTGATTGGTGCTGACAGCTACTTTCGTTGGCATGACGCAGGTGATCTTCAAGGCCTTTGGCACTTGGAAAAAATCGCTCGCGTTGCCCAGCTGACACCACGCACCAAGCATTGGCTACCGACGCGGGAATACGCTGTAGTTAAAAGCTACATCGCAAAGCACGGCTCGTTGCCGAAGAATCTAATCGTTCGGCTCTCGGCTATGTTTCCCGATAAATTGGCACTTGTTCCAGCATCGCTCAAAGGC